ATCGACCGAATCGAAGTTGGTGATGACGAAGAGCGGTGTCAGGCAGGTGTACCGCTGAGCTGGACTCGGTACTGGGCCGTTGACTTCGGCACCACGAATCCGTTTGTCTGCCAGCATTGGGCCGAAGACCACGATGGTCGGCTCTATCTGTACCGCGAGTTCTATCGGACCGGTCGCACGGTGCATCAGCACGCAGCCGATATTCTCGCAGTGGTCGCACCCGAAGAGAACGGAGTTCGGGTATGGCGTGAGCCGAAGCCGCGAGCGATAATCTGCGATCACGATCTCGGTGAGCGTCTTCAGCTTGAGAGCGATCTCGGGCTGTCGACCGTCGCGGCGCACAAGGATGTCATTCCCGGTATTCAAGCCGTATCGCAACGCCTTACGGTCGGGGTGGACGGGAGATCAAGACTCTACCTCCGCCGGGATGCCCTTGTGCGCCGCGACCATCTCCTAGCGGATCGCAAGAAGCCGCTATGCACTGCCGATGAGATACCCGGTTACGTATGGGACGGCACGAAGGAGAAGCCAGTCAAGGAAGATGATCACGGTTGTGACGCAATGCGCTACATGGTTGCGTTCCGTGATCTCGGAGCCAGGGGAAGCGTGAGGTTCTTCCGGCCATGAAAGCACCCGAAGAGTACGAGGCTCCGCCCGAGCAACTTCCGTTCCCGACGTTGTCGATTCAGGTGCGGATGGTGTTTGCGAATCTGACTGCGGCGCTAGCGATGACCACGTACTTCATACTCGCACCGCAGAAAGCCCGGTTGAACGCAGCGAAGAAGATTCCACTGACCGTGGCAGGATATCTCGCGATTGCGTTTGCCGCATTCCACTGGACGCACGGATTCGGATGGCTCGTTACCGGGGTCCTGCTGATACTTCTCGAATCGCGACTGGCAGGTGTCGAATGAGCCTCGCTCGCGACCTACGATCCGCACGTCAATCGCTGGCCGTCCAGGGACCACGGGTTCCGTATTCGCAGGCACCCGGCGGCAGCGGATTCATTCGTGGCTACTATGCTGCGAACAAGGAAGCACTGCTGCGGCTTCCCGAGTTCAGCGGTGACACGTTCAGCTTGATGAGTCTCGTATCATCGAGCACCGCAAAGGTCACGTGGCATCTATTCCGCAAGGCCAACCTGGATGGACGGCGTAGGTATACCACTTCGCAGCGTGGTGACGATCAGCGGGTGGAAGTTACCCGGCATGCGGCGCTGGATCTGTGGAACGTGCCGAACCCGTTCTTCACCCAACGTGCGTTCATCGAAGGACAGCAGCAGCACCTGGAGCTGACCGGTGAGGGTTACTGGGTGTTCATGACGGCTGGCAACTCACACCTGCCGGTGAACATGTTTTATGTGCGTCCCGATCGGATGGAACCGGTTCCCGATCCGGAGAAGTTCCTCGCCGGCTACATCTACACCGCACCAAGTGGCGAGAAGATCCCGCTTCAGCCGTACGAGTGCATCGGACCTCCGAGTCTGAGCTTCCCGAACCCGTGGGACGTTTACCGTGGGCTGTCCCCGGCCCAGTCAGTATTGGCCGATGTGCGGAACTCGCAGTACGCGACGCAGTGGAATAACAACTGGTTCCGCAATAACGCAGAGCCCGGTGGCGTGATCACGGTTCCGAACAAGTGGGATGACCCCGAGTTCGATGAGTTCACGATGCGCTGGCGTGAGACGCACAAGGGCGTGAGTGCTGCCGGGATGATCGCGGTGGTCGAAGGCGGAGCGACGTGGACTCCGAATCAGATCTCGCATCGCGATATGCAGTTCGTCGAATTGCGCGTGCAATCGTGGCAGAATACCCGTAGAGCATGGCGCATTCACCCGCAGATGACGGGTGACGTAGACGATGTGAACCGTGCCAATGCCGAGACCGCAGAAGAGACGTTCACCAGGTGGATCACCTGCGACCGGCTTGACCGGATTCGCGATGTGCTGAACGGTCCGTACTTGCGTTTGTTCGGTGCGGCGGATCAGGTCGAGTTCGATTACACCGATCCAGTTCCCGATAACCGTGAAGCGGATAACGAAGAACTCACTGCCCGGGCAAACGCAGCCGCAGCCCTCGTTCAAGCCGGCTATGACCCGGGTGACGTTCTCGAAGCGGTTGGACTTCCCGCAATGAAGTTCGGTGCAGCTCCTCCTCCGCCGATTGCGGATGAAACTGGCGACGCAGTGGATTCCAACGCCTCCTCGGATGGGCAATCGGCGGAGGAGGACCAGATGGCACGCCTCGCACACTCGTTCCGCGAGATAGCGAACCAGGAGCTAGCCGGTCTCGGACGAACGTTTGCCGCAATGAACGGGGTGAAACACTAATGCTACTTCCCGGAAGCATGATGCCTGACACCGTTGAATTCTGCCCGTACTGCTCTGCCCCAGTGGTACTGCACCAGATAGCCAAAGCGAACCCGGAAGGCATCGTGCAGATCCACACGAACATGGGACCGCTACAGGATCATGTCGAATCGAAACACGGCAGGATGTGGACTCCGCCGCAAATCAGTCTCGGAGGGATGCAGTGAGACGCAGGCTGTCAACCCGGGAGCTGTATGCCCTGCAGCATTCCCCGGTACAGGATCGCAGCTGGTTTGCGATCTCGAACAAGAAGGCCGTTGACGGTCCAGCTCTCGTTCATATCTATGACGAGATCGGACAATACGGGATCGGTGCCACCGAGTTCATCAAGGACCTCGGTAAGGTCAAGGGCGATATCGAATTGCACCTGAACTCGCCCGGGGGGGAGGTGTTCGACGGTCTAGCGATTTACAACGCACTCCGCCAGCACCAGGACGGGATCGTGCAGATTGTCATCGACTCACTGGCGGCATCCATCGCGTCCGTGATCGCGATGGCCGCGGACCCCGGAAACCTGTGGATTGCCGATACCGCATCGTTGATGATGCACGACGGTTTCGGTGCGTGCATGGGCTCCGCTGCGGATATGCGCTCGTTGGCCGACGTACTCGAACGCCAGTCACAGAATATCGCCGGGATATACGCAGCAAGAGCCGGGCGAACTGCGAAGTACTGGCGTGACCTGATGACGGCCAACGGAGCAGACGGAACCTGGTTCCTGGGCCAGGAGGCCGTCGACGCGGGTCTGGCTGACTTCGTCCTAGGGAACGGACCAGTAACCGCTTCCGAGCCGGGCAGGCGTGACCCCGATCCTGCCGAGCTCCGAGGTCAGTCAGGCCCGTACAAGAAGAAGGCCGATGACGACGGTGACGAGCCGGACGACGGGATGGATAATGCAGCGGTTGACGAATCCGCGTGGGACGCCTCGAAGGCATGGTCCGCCGGTTCGGCATCCGATGATCCCGAAGCATTCTTCCGTGCGATTTGCGCTGGCGAGAAAACGGTGGGCGACCCGGGCACGCAAGCGCACTGGGCACTCCCGTACAAGTACTCCCCGTCCAGTCCCCCGAACCGTCGCGGCGTCGCGGCCGCTCTTGCCGCTCTTGGCGGAGCGAGAGGAGGTGTCAAGGACCTCAAGGATCCCGCCGCAGCTAAAGCGAAGCTGCAGAAGATCATGAAGCAGATCAACCCCGATTACGACCCGAGCGACCGTTCGGATGTCGACCTTGCCGCATTGGCGCTAGCAATGAAGGAGATGACATGACCGCGCCAACCATTACGCCGACCACTCCGGACGAGATGCACGAAGTCCTGGTCGGACTGAGCGACCCCGCTAACAGGCAGCAGGTGGAAGATAGCGGTGGCCTTCGCGGGCTCGTCAACCGCTATACGGAACGGATCCAGTCCAAGGACCCCAGTATCCAGCAGCAGGTTCACGAGGAGCTGCAGGCATCACTCCGGGAGTTCCTCTCGAGCAGCCGGGCCGATGGGTTCCACCCGGTGATCGGTACGGGCGCACCCAGGATGCGCGGCTTCGCAGGCCAGGCACCAGTTGGCGACGGCTTTCCCGTCGGCAGCTACCAGGCCCAGAAGCAGTGCCTCTACAACAAGTCGGCTCCCGGAGCCGCTCTCGACGGGAA